ACAAGGTGGTCCTTCTCTAAATCATTCTGAGTCTACAGATGATACTGAGACAGAACTTTCTGGTAAGGTTGGTGCTTCTTATGGAATCAACGAAGACCTAGCTCTTTATGGAGAGGTTTCTGGTGCTTCTAATGGTGAAGACGCTGCTGGCGATACAGTAGTTGACTGGGGTGCTAAAATCGGTGCTAAGTTCACATTCTGATCTTACATAGGTATTATTACCTACTAAATTGAGGAATCCCTCACATACTACGGAGAACCGTCAAGTTTTTACTTGACGGTTCTTTATTTTTCCTATATAATTACGTAACATTACTTTACAAAGTACATGACATCATCAACTGCTTCTACGAAGCGTTATACAACTACGGAGTACGGCAAACAAAATATTTTTGCTGCTGAACCACCTGTTGAGGTGATTGAAGGTTACGACCACTGGAAGAATGCAGAACTAACCAATGGCAGACTTGCCATGATTGGTTTCTTCGCAGCAGTACATAACTACATCCTATTCGGTGCAGTTATTCCTGGTATCTTCTAAGTTGATAGGTCTCTTTCTATCGCTCTATTCTAACCCTATTAAATCTAAGAAAAGAACAATGAACAACGAAAATTTCTCCGCAGCAGAACTTGCTAACGGACGCTGGGCTATGATCGGTATTATCTCTGGTCTTGGTGCATACTTAACAACTGGTCAACTTATTCCAGGAGTATTCTAATGACTCCTGAAGCAGAAAAGTTTAATGGTTGGATGGCTATGATTGGTTTCGTAGCTGCAATGGGTGCTTATGTCACCACAGGTCAAATTATCCCAGGTATCCTCTAATGACTAACAGTTACATATTTCAACGTGCAAATGGAAGAGCAGCAATGATCCTTTTCTGGGGTCTAACTGTTGCATATACTTACAGTAAGTATTTTTCCTAAATAATTATTCGTAACAAAACTACACATAACAATGGGCGACTTATCAGCCGCATCTAATACAATATCACCTTTCGTAGCAGTCCTCTGGGTTTTCTATCCCATGGCTGCTTTGGTGTTGATTGAACTAATTCTTCGTGCCATCAATGATAACGATGACGATGATAGAGATGGTGGCAAGATGATCCCTGCTGTTATGCCAACTGCTTGACCTAGAGTAAAAATACCTATATAATACTGTATAGTTATTTTTACCTAGGTCATGCCTTTTTTAGTTTTCTCAGTCTTACTTGCAGCTTACACCTATTCCAATGTTGGTCAGTACATTCTTCAATAATTTGTTGATGCAGATACCGCCAGAGCATATGCCTCTTGCGGAATTTTTTGGTATGCTAACAGTAGGGGTTGCCGCATCAAGTGTAGGTCTGGTATAATAAATACAGCAGGTAATATTTAATACTAATGGCTAGTTATTCAGTTACACTCAAGACACCTGACGGTGAAGAAACTACATTTGATTGTGGTGAAGATGAACTTATCCTAGACAAGGCAGAGGAAGAAGGAATTGATGCTCCTTACTCTTGTCGTGCTGGAGCATGTAGTACTTGTGCTGGTAAGATTGAAGAAGGTACAGTAAACCAAGAAGATCAATCATTCCTAGATGAAGATCAGTTGGAAGAAGGTTACTGTTTAACATGTGTTTCCTATCCAACCTCAGATTGTGTTATACTACTAGGACAAGAAGAAAATTTATACTAAGATCATGAAAGATATTGCTAACCCTGAAGAAACTTTTGAAGAGAAGACTGTAGAACGTCCTAACTCATGTGCTATAAGAATGCCTTGGGAACTTTATAAGATCCTGAACTGGAAATCTAATGATGGATTGAACTGGACATACATTGATAAAGATCGTGTACTACTTCAGAGAGTACCTGCTGAACATGGTGAAGAAGGAGAACCAATCCCAGATGAAACCTTCCAACCTGTAGAAGTTGCTAAACCTAAAGCATCTAGTAAAGGAGTAATTCCTACAGAGGAAGAACTCAAAGCACAGGTCAAGACTCAAGAAGATTATAGAAGAGAAGCAAAGGAGAATCCAACTCCTGTAATGACACAGGAAGAAATTGATGCAATGGTTGCACAATCTCCTGTTGAATCTTCACCTGATCATATGACAAAAGGATTTGAATTACCTGTTGATCATATGACAGCACCAGGTGAGGATCTACCATCAGAGGAGGAGATTAGAGATACTAAGAAGATATTGAAGGAGAAGTATTCATCTACTGTTATAGATGAAGAAGGGAATGAAAAAACTGTTATAAGACATGAACCTGAAGGTGGTTACAAGAAAGGAACTCCTGAGTATGAGTTTGAAAGAAAAAGAATAAAGAAACAGGGACCACCACCTCAACCAGAAGACGGTGGCATTGGTGCAGATGAAGAGTCTGAATAAATAAACATACTTACTATACTATAACAATGTCTGCTGATCCGAACCACGAAATAGATTGGGTAGTGACCAATAAGACAGGAGAATTTTTGGTCTCTCCTACATCATGGAATGTTGACCCTACATGGGCAAAAGTATTTGATACTTATGCTGCTGCTAGGAAGTATCTCAAAGAACATAAGTTGAAGGGGAGCGTTCGCCACGCAGAATGATTTTCCCCAGAAAATTTGCATCATGTCCTTGGCCTGATTCGAGGTATAATGAATACATGAACGGAAGACTAAAGAAAGTTGATATGATTGCTCGTTTGAATAAAATCAAAGTGGGCATCGATAGCAAACAATGGTATCCTGAATGGGATGACAAGGAACGTTGGGCTGCCCAACAAGCACTCAATAATGCACTAGATGTTTTAGATGAATATTATTACTGACATAATTTTTTCAGTAACATGGTTACTACTTTTGGTGTGGGCTATTATCACCATGTCAAAAGGGTGGGGTGCTGCAAAGAAACAGAATGATTATGATCCTTCTGGTATGTGGACTACACAAGTAACTAAGGTAGTTCATCCAGAGATGGTAGGAGTCAAGCCAGGTGATCAACTCATGGGTGTTACATTCAAACCTAACAGTTGTGATCTGGAAGAGTATGCAGAACTGCAAGCAAGAATCAATGAGATAAAGAATAAGTTAGAGGATGATGATGATGGAGATGGAGATGTCCCTGCTCTGGTTTGAAAATCACTTTTTGATTTCAAAAAACCTCCAAAAAAATCTCCAGTAAAAAATTGATGCACAGGATTTATGCAACACACATTTACATTCACTGATGAACAACTATTGTGTTTACAAGTGTGTCTACAAAATGCACCATGTCCATATGACATAGGATTGAAGAAGATAGTGTCTGATGTTGAGGATATAATAGGTAAACCACCTAAAGTGGAACATGAACCACTAAGGTTGCCCAAGTATGATTTATCAAAATATGGAATAACTGATCAATGAAAGAAGAATTATTAGAAATTTTGAAGAGAGATGCTTATAAGAAAGGAGACTATCTTCTTTCATCTGGTATGCCAAGTGAGCATTATGTAAACTGTAAGTCAGTTATACTAAGTCAGAAAGGTATCTCATTAGTAGCTCCTTTACTTCTTGAGCATGTTGATGAGGACTCTGTTGCAGTTGCTGGTTTGACTTTAGGTGCTGACCCCTTAGTTACAGGTGTTTCTCTTGCAGCAGTAGGTATCAGAGAACTTGATGCATTTATTGTCAGGAAGAAACCAAAGGGTCATGGTACTGGTGCATGGATTGAAGGACCTAATCTACCTACAGGATCTAAGGTTACTGTTCTAGAGGATGTAGTATCAACAGGTGGTTCATCTGTAGGAGCAGTGAAGAAACTTCGAGACAATGGATTTGTTGTAGATAGCATAGTTACTATTGTCGATAGACAAGAACTGGGTAGTCATGCTATAATTCAACAGGCTGGTATAAAGTTGACCAGTATCTTTACACTAAATGATTTGTTACTATGAGTGGATTCTGGTTTACCCTACTATTCTGGACAAGTCTTTGTATGTATGTCTTTTATAAATGGGATACAAGGACACCTAAAAAAAGAAGAAGAAAAAGAAAATGATTTTTCTAATATCAATAATGTCATTCGCAAACTTCGTGTTCTATCCTCTAGTGATAGGCACGATTGTTGCTGTAATTATTGAACAAATACTAAGGTCAATAGGTAATGAAGATGATCCTAAAGCAGTACGAAATGTATTCGTTGCTATGGGTATCAGAAAGTACCTTTGGAGACAAGCATGGTTGTTTAATATTATTTGGTTTGTTGGGTATGCTATACTACTAGTAGTAAACAGACCTGGACAACAACCAATGCCCGATATGATTTGGCAAGGATAATGATAATAGTATACATTATAGTTGGTCTACTTCTATTCTTATTTGGATGGGGAATCTATCTCACCTTTGGACCAGGTGCAGATGGTGTAAGAGATCCTATCGATGAACATGCAAAGATGCATGAGTTAGGTATAGCACATGGTCATTCACCTAAGAAGAAACAATGAATGCTAAAAGAATCAAGTACCGTATCAGACAAGACGGTATTGTAGAAGAAACAATTGAAGGATGTCATGGTGATACTTGTGAGAGTCTCACTAAAGAGATTGAGAATGCTCTTGGTGATCTTACTAGACGTATACATACTTCAGAGTATTATCAAGCACAAAAGGATGTAACAAATGTCTCACTTCAGCACAATCAAGACTAAACTAAAGGATCATGATTCTCTACTGAAGGCACTCCAAGTGCTAGAGTATGATGTAAAAGTAGATCAAAGATTAGAGAACCCTGTAGATCATCAGCATGAAGAACTAACAGTTCCTATTGCTGTTGGTACTGACATTGGATTTAGATGGAATGAATCCTCTAGTTCTTATGAGTTAGTAACTGATCTACAGACATGGGATAAACCAATTCCTGTAGAAAGATTTTTAGCAAAGGTGTCTCAGCAGTATGCAGAAGAAGTCATACGTGCTCAGGCTATCAAGGATGGAATGGCAATAGAAAGTAGAAAGGTGAACACCGATGGGACAGTTGAACTAACTGTCACAAGCTGGGGTTGACAAAACTTTACAAAAGTGTTATAAATAGGTCAGTGTCTTCGGACATTCATCATCCCCCAAACCAAGACCAAGGGGTTATAATGTCTTTTCATACCTCTCTCAAAACGCAATCTTTCAATGACAACTCTTCAAAAAAGAGACAGTGCATTGCTATCTGGTTGGCCACAGTTCTGTGAGTGGGTTACTTCAACCGAGAATAGAATCTATGTCGGTTGGTTCGGAGTCTTAATGATTCCATGCTTACTCGCAGCAACTACGTGCTTTATCATAGCATTCATCGCTGCTCCTCCTGTCGATATCGATGGGATCCGTGAACCTGTTGCAGGTTCATTCATGTATGGTAACAACATCATCTCTGGTGCTGTCGTTCCATCTTCCAACGCAATTGGACTACACTTCTATCCCATATGGGAAGCTGCTACTCTCGATGAGTGGTTGTATAATGGAGGTCCATATCAGTTGGTTATCTTCCACTTCCTCATAGGTATCTCAGCATACATGGGAAGACAATGGGAGTTATCATACCGTTTAGGTATGAGACCTTGGATCTGTGTTGCATATTCTGCACCAGTATCTGCTGCCTTTGCAGTCTTCTTAGTTTATCCTTTTGGTCAGGGTTCATTCTCTGATGGTATGCCACTAGGTATATCAGGTACGTTCAACTTCATGTTCGTATTCCAAGCAGAACATAACATCCTGATGCATCCATTCCATATGGCAGGTGTTGCTGGTATGTTCGGAGGAGCACTATTCTCTGCAATGCATGGTTCACTCGTTACATCATCTCTAATCAGAGAAACAACTGAGAACGAGTCACAAAACTACGGTTACAAGTTCGGTCAAGAAGAAGAGACCTATAACATTGTTGCTGCACACGGTTACTTCGGAAGACTTATCTTCCAGTATGCTTCGTTCAACAACAGTCGAAGTCTTCACTTCTTCCTAGCAACATTCCCTGTGGTCTGTGTATGGTTGACATCTATGGGTATCTGTACGATGGCATTCAACTTGAACGGATTCAACTTCAACCAGTCGGTTGTTGATGCATCTGGTAAGGTTGTTCCTACATGGGGTGACGTTCTAAACAGAGCGAACTTAGGTATGGAAGTTATGCATGAGCGTAACGCACACAACTTCCCACTAGACTTGGCTGCTGCTGAGACCAGTGAAGTTGCACTCGTTGCTCCTGCTGTAGGTTGACATAAAAACCAATTCATAATATACTAAGGGGGTCTAACGACCCTCTTTTTTTTATGGATATAAATCAGGCTACACCTCTCCATCAGGGTAAGGTGAAAGCATTATTTGAGACTGGTGAACCAGAAGAACTGTTGATGTTATTCGAGGATAAGGTCACTGCTGGTAACGGTGCTAAGGAAGATTTTCCTATAGGAAAGGGTGCAATTTGTTGCTCAATATCTACATTCCTTTTCAATAATATAGAAGCGAATGAGGTAAGCACTCACTTTATTGCTAACCCATCTCCAGGTGCGATGATAGTCAAGAAACTTGATATCATTCCTATAGAAGTAGTAGTCAGAAACTATGCTGCTGGTTCTATTGTAAAGGACTGTGGTATTGAAAAGGGTACAGAATTTAGACCATGTGTAATCGAACCTTTCTTGAAAGATGATAGTAGGAATGATCCTCTACTCAACTGGGATAGAGTTCGTGTAATGGGTTATGATGTAGGACAAATAGTACGACCTACAATTAGAATAAATCAAATACTCACTGAGATATTTGATAAATGTGACATTGATCTTATTGATTTCAAATTGGAGTTTGGACATGATTCTAACGGCAATCTACTCTTGGCTGATGAACTATCACCTGACGGAATGCGACTCTGGAAGAAAGGAACGCAGGAAAACTATGACAAAGACATCTTCAGAGACGGTGCAGGAGACCTCTTAGAGGGGTATAAATACATTTTAGATTCACTTAGTCAAATACAATCAACCGATGACACAACCGACTGATCTGTACGAAGACATGGCAACACTGAATTCTCTTTATGAGGAGTTATGTTGGAGTCATGATGCTGAGATACAATTCACTGCTGACTATGAGAATGATAGGATCATTATAAGTCTAAAGAAAGATAAATAGTTTGGGTTTGTATTTCAATGATGAAAACGTTTAGTCAATTCATAAGTGAGGCATTAGAGATCCGAGAGGGTGGTCTAAATCGTATTGCACAACACTCTAAGAGTCGCAACACTGCTGTACTTACGGCTAACCGTGGTGATAAATCAAGTAAAGAAAACAAAAAAGCAAATAAAGATCTAGGGAAGAAGGTTCGTAGCATGGGCTACGGATACAAAAAAGTCAAAGGAGAATACCCTGAGAAAGATGACAAAGGAAATACAAAGACAGTAAAAGAACCTTCCATAGTCGTAAACGCACCCAAGAAAAAGTTCAAAAAATTCAAGAAGCAGATGAAGCGACTTGGTAAAGAACATAACCAAGATGCAGTCATCACCAAAAAAGGAAAAGGCGATGCCACTTTAAATCCTACTACAAAGAGAGGGCGTAACACCTCAACTGGTCCTTCTAGAAAGGGAACCAAGTTAGGTCAAGTGAATAAAGATAAGAAAGGTGAATACGGACAAACAAGAGTCAAGTCACGTACCTATACATATGAAGATCATGAACGCACGTAAAAAGAAACAGGCACTAAACGCTAAGAAAAAAATAAAAGAAGACAAGTATGTGAGTGAGGTAAAACCTTGGGATCCTGATTGGAAACCAAGTAACCTATCACAGGCTTGGATAAAAGATGCTTACATGAGAAAGAACAAACCTCAGTAAACTTCTATCCTTTTATAAATGAAAAAAGCTGATGAGGTCTTAGGGCATCCTCTATGGATGTTACCTGTCATGTTGCTATCCATCCTAGTAATGATAGAGGGTCTTCACACCTCTGCTCATCTACATCAAGAGATAGATGTACATGGTATTTGTAGACAGAATAAGGAATTTATAGAATCACTTGACGAGGATGATTATTAGTAGTATAATTTGAGGGTCAAAGAGACCCTCTTTTTTTATGTCCTTTACGCAGAAAATATTTACCCCAGAACAATGTGATGCTATTTACGATGCATCACAGAAGTTACCAACTAAAGAAGATCAACTTGAAAGATTTTCTTACATGTCACAGACAGATAAAGATGACCCTGTACAACAAGAGTTAGCAAAGAATTTTTATAATTTATTTTATGGGTTTCTTCAGGAGTCTTCTTCTTATGTGAATGCTTTAGCACCAGCACAGACAGCAGTTCCTATTATATGTACTTCAACTCCAAAGTTAGGTAAGGAATGGCAGTTCCATAGAGATGACTTTGAAGATAAAGATATGAAGAGGGAGTGGACTATTATACTTTCTTTATCTGAACCAGAAGAGTATGAGGGTGGTGAAATTATTATGTTAGGTTCTGGTAGTGAGAGTGTATTGAAGATGCCTAAAGGATGGATTGCTATTTGTCCTAGTGAGAACTATGTCAAGTATAATGAAGTCACTGGTGGGCAGAGAAGAATTGCTCGTTGGTGTATTGTTAGTGGCATCAAAGATAAGACTCAATTTGAAATCAATATCAGATACAATCAATTGTATGAAGCATTCAAAGATAATTTATCCACACAAGCAGATGAATTATTCAAGCTTGCTAACAACATGTATCTAAATAGTATCTTAGATAAAACTGAAATTTATAGTGAAGATAAATAAAATTTTGACAACTACCACTATGAATTTTACTGTATACAGTAAAGATGGTTGCCCATACTGCACAAAGATTGTACAACTATTAGATCTAAAAGAATTCCAATACGTTGAATACAAATTAGACAGAGACTTCGATAAGAAGGGATTCTATGGACAGTTTGGAGAAGGATCAACTTTCCCACAAGTAACACTAAATGGTCAGAATCTAGGCGGTTGTACAGATACTATATCCTATCTCAAAGAAAACCAATTAGTTTAGAAAAATGTATGTAGATGATGTCCTTGAATTAGTAGAGAAGGCTGTTGATGAAGTCTTCAAACGTGACATATATTTACTAAAGATGTATGACGTTCTGAAGAATAATAAAGCAACTCAAAAAGATGCAATTGAATATCTATCTTCTTCTACGTTTTATAATGTAAACCTAACCATTGATGATTTAGATCATTACATATCATTAGGTAAAAAGGATAGAACATACGGAGAAGCTTATGGTTACTTGTCTAAACCACAAGCAAGAAAAATAAAAGACTACCTCCAACAAATCGTTACGGACACTGAAAGATATGTCGAAGACAGAAAACCAGGGAGGAAAAAAGGATCCAAAAACAAGACCAGGATTACTCGCAATAAATAAAGGTGTAGAGATAATGCTACCTAGGAGGGAGGTTCCCAAAGTATATTTGTTCAACAAAACTTTGAAGGTCAATCTTTTTTCTAAAAAGTTTACCTTCACTATTCAAATAGAGGAGGATCATGACTGACTTATTATCTACGCAGCTACTACCTACAGTTTTAGTATTCTCTGTTCTCCTTACTATAGGTGGACTTTTGCTAGGTTTTATGCTAGGATGGGTATCACATAGTTACTATAATGACCATGCTACTGTAGCTGCTTCTAGGCAACTAACACACCCAGAATTTTATGATGAGGAGGGCAACATGCTTGCCAATCAATTACTCACAGTAAGATTTGAAGGTGACAATGAATTTTATGAAGATGATTAATCATGCCAACTAAAACTAAAAAAGATCTACCTGTAGCAGAGATGCTACTTAGTGAGGTTCTACAAAAAGTTTCTAATGCAAAAACTAAAGCAGAAAAAATTAAACTGCTTCAGAAGTTCAATAGTCAAGCACTACGAACTTGTTTGATTTGGAATTTTGATGATAGTATTTACAGTGCTGTACCAGAAGGAGAAGTACCTTACACTCCTAATGATGCACCAGTAGGAACGGATCATACTCGTTTATGGAATGAGTATAAAGGTCTTTATCGTTTCGTCAAAGGTGGTGCTGATAAACTTGGTAGAACACGTAGAGAGAATCTATTTATTCAACTCTTAGAAAACCTACATCCAGATGAAGCAGAGATAGTTGCTCTCATAAAAGATGGTGGTTTACAGACTAAATATAGAGTAACAAGGGCTGTCGTAGAAGAAGCCTTCCCTGAAATTACTTGGGGTAATAGAGATACATATCCAAGAGCACAACAACCAGCACAAAAGCAAAATGTCAGACGCAACGCCTAATGTTTATGAGATACTGGAAACAGTATCTAAAGCAAAGACAAAAGCAACTAAAGTAAAACGATTAAAGGAAGGTGATAGCACTGCACTTCGTACTGTGTTGCTTTTGAATTATCATGATGGAATAAATCTTATTCCATTTAAGGCAGCAGACTATAATGCTACATCGTTTCCTACCTCGTCTCTATATGAAGAGTATAAGAGACTTGGTAAGGTAACTGATGGTGGTGGTAAGTTAGATGGTACTGAAGAGCAGATACGTCAAGAATATGTAAAGATTCTGTCATCTATTCATAGAAAAGATGCAGAAGTTGTTGTACTGGCAGGTCAAGGTAACTTAGACGATAAATATAAAGTAGGACTACCAGCAGTAAAGACTGCATTTCCTGAACTAGATTTTGAGTAGCAAAATCGACTTTTTGTTCCAAAAAAGGTCGAAAAAAAATTCCAGTAAAAATTTCACGTAGAGGATTTAATGCCATTACCAGAGATTCCTTATGATCCGTGGTTCCACGATAAACCCCATCCCCATGACAGTATGCCAATTGCAACAGATGATCCAATAGATACTATGCCGTCAGAGTGTCAACCACCAGGTGTAGATGAAGAAATTGAAGAAATACCAATACATGAGAAAATGTATAGGATTGCAACTTCCAGACATAATCCATTTTCGATAAATTCTGGTGGATCAGAGAATTGTCATTCTGACCTTGATTGTAACATTGGCGGATCAGAACAATTAGGCAAACCATAATAATCTATTTGCTAAATAGATTAGTTTGTCTAAAAATAATGACTGCGATAATTGATCCAAAAAAATATACTAAGACAGTTGACCTATTAAGGTCATTTTTTTTGTCTAAAGGTTTTTTGGAAGTTCATACTCAGAACAGATTGAGCATACTTGCTGCTTGTGAAGATCCAGAAACAGTAGCAACATATCAGTATAATGGTGAAACCTGGCCATTACCCCAAACAGGTCAAATGTGGTTAGAATACGAATT